ACTCTCCACGCTTGAGTTGTTCTTCTTGTCTACGCGATTCTTCCGCGCTTTTAAGTTGTTTTAACTCTGTAGGATCACCTAAGCCTTCATATGGTTTAAGTAGTTTCTTTTCCAACGATCCGCGCATGCGGGCCATCATATTATCAACTTCATCCTGTGTGTAAGATTTTGCTTCTTGAGCCTGATTTTCAGTTTGTGCTGCTGCATCAGTTGCAGGGTCTATAGCCAATGTATTTGTATTATGGTCCATTGTGGTACCTCGCCTCCCTTGTTAGAGTATGTTTGTGTAATGTTATTTAGCAAATAGCTTAATAATCATATTATTTATGCTGGTTATTTGCCGTAACCCTTGTTCTTGGTTTTCTTCTTAGTGCCTTTGCCGCGACCCTTAGCTGGTTTAGATTTTTTCATTTGCTTTTCCTTGTAATGCTCATTCTTGTGCGAACGCCTTTCTTCTTGAGTTGCGTTTGCGATATTCTCATACCTTTGTTGAAGCTACTTGAACTTCTAGTAAGAGTTCGTCCACCACCTCGTGCATAACGTGCTCCTGCACGGTGTCCATCACAAGCGCCTTTACAATGGCTTTTATAATAGGTTGCCATTTTATTCGCTCTGATGTATCCAGCCTTTAGCTGTAAGCTCAAGGTGTTGTAGTTGTGTAGTAACCATTGCTTGCTCGCCAGTTACTGGATCTGTCATAGTATGTGGTTCAAACATATCCATTTCTTCATCATACTCAACGTCCATCCAGAATGCAATTTTCTTAGCAACTGCCTTTTGAATCTGTCTATCATTAGGTGCTGCTTCAGCTGCCACTTTAAGTTGATTAATCTCACTTGCAGTGTCACGAATATTAAAGCTACCTGGATAATCAATTTCACCTGTCCACTCACGGTTTAGATAATCACTTACAATACGCCATATGTTTTCTTCAGCAAGTTCTAGGCTGTTGGCTTTGTTTGACAAGCGACTGTTAAGTAGTTGGAATTCTGTTTCCATTGCCACACCACTCATTGTGCGACTTTCTGTTGCACGGACTGCTCCGGTGTTGGCTAGTTTGTCAATTGCATCTGTTGCATGATTAATTGCAGTGTATATTGATTCAACACTTGCTCCATTAAACTCTAATAGGTAAGGTTTAAGTGCTGGATCCATTGACTCATCCATATGGATAATTGAGCCTGCTCCAATGCCTGCGTTAGTGTCTGCTGTCTTTACTAGGCTTGGGTGAGTGTTAAGTCTAATTGACTGTTCAACTTCACTGGTGCTATTATAGATAAACTTTTGCAAATCTGCAATGTCTGAGATATCACTAAGTCCAATACCACGTAGACTTGAACGCTGGTTGTAGGCAATAACTGCTGGAATGTATCCAAGCTGATTGTCTTCAAGCATTTCTTCAAGAATCATATTTTCGTCTTCATCAATGGTAGTAGTTTTAATAGCTGCAGGTGTCCACTCTTTGATTACTTTAACACTACCATTAACGTCTTCAAGGTATTTGAAATAGTCTAAGGTGTAACGTCCGCTTGGTTGTCTATCATAATTCCAGTCAAGTACACTCAATGGTGTTAGCATACTTAGATATGGACGCACACCTTGATCCCGTTGGTCCGCTAGTGTTTGGGCATTTACGTTGGCTTGTGTAACCATAACCCAGGAGTGTCCATACACACTAATCCAAGTGTGTAAGTCATTCATAAACTGGTCCATTGAACGGTTTTCAAAGTCACAATCACGCAAGAAATCACGTGTCTCAGTCATATCTTGTATTAACCCAAGGTCCCGTTCAGGTGGTGTTCTAAACAAGAAACTATTGTAAACACTAACAGTTGACTGGCAGTGATTCTCTAGGGGTGTTGTCAAACATCTTGCCATATACTCACTGTGGCTTTCATTAACGTATCTAGTCAAGTGTCCTGCTTGTGAGTATTCTTGTCCGCCAATGTAGCTTTCTAAATAATACATCCAACGTTCTTGTAGTTCGTGATAGACACTATTACCTGATAATAGTCCATCAACTTCATTTTGTATTGTATCTGTTATATTCATTTTTGTTCCTTAAGATATTTTGTGTCCCCAACGGGCGGGTTGCTCAGTTTGCGTAACATTTTTTCTAATAGGATACATAAACGCCACGCAATAACTCAAGGCATCAAACATATGGTCGTATCCTGAGTCTTTGTCCGGAACCATAGTACCTTCTTTAAACTGGTGCTTATCTAAACACTCTATCGTATATTTAGCAGTCTTTGCTATATAGAGGTTAACTTTGCCGTCTGCTGACTTAAACCGTGCGTTAATGGCGTTTATTCTATCCCTTACTGGGTCGTGCTTTCGCGGTGCTTTAACTACAAAGCCTGCGTTTTGTAATATCAAGTGGTCACTCATTCCACTACTTGATGTTTGTCTTCTACTGCCACTAGGGTCAGGATAAACAAATACTTTACTTCTAGGATAACGGCGATTGATTTCACTTGCCATTTCGTCTGTGTTTGATGCAAACATTTGTATTTCATCAATGACTGCAAGAGTGTCTTTGTTAAGTTGTACACTTATGGTTGCCACAGCTGGGTTAATGTTAAAGTCCATACCCACGTGTATGATACTAGTGTTTACTTCTTTGGGTTCGTCTATTACGTGAACGTCCCTGGCAAATGCCCAAGCTACTCTGTTTTCATATGTTTCAAAAGTAGCAAGGAATTCTTGATTAAACTGTCGCTCACTCATATCCTGACGGGCAGCTTCTATTTCTTGCTGAGTAACAAAGCCGCCTTGTATTGTAGTATACTGAAACGCTTCCCAGTCTGTTTGTTCTTTTGCTGTAATATATAAGTCATAGAATGGATTGCTTTTGCCTTTGGGTGTTCCAATAAACAATGCACCACCTTGTTGATCCGCAAGAGCAGGACGAACAATTTCACCCCATAGGCTTTCTAGTTTACATTCAGCAGCTTCATCTATTACTGCGTAGGATAGACTTACACCACGTAGTTTGTCAGGATCTTCTGCACCCTTAAGACTTATAGTGCTTCCATTCTTTAGTAGTATACTGAGTTCACTTTCATTAATCTTTCTTACCCAGCGTAGGTCCAGGAGTCTACGTTTAAGAGGCTTCCATAGAATCATTTTGGCAGCTCTGTAACTTGTTGTAATGTAGAATATCTCTTGATTGGGTACGCGAGCCCTATAACAGATTTCACGCATTGAAAGATAAGTTTTACCAAAGCGTCTTCCTGCTACAACTACCTTGAAGCGACTAGGGTTGTCAGCTATTGTTTGTTGAGGATAGCTTAACTTCATAAGTCGTCAACATAAGCGTTTATTTTATAGATTAGTTGCTCAGTTTGAGTTAGACGCATATTTAATTTCTGCTGACTCTGAGCAAGTTCCTCTGTTAACTTTGCAACTTCATTGTGGGCATTAATTAAATCGTTAAGAGTTAACTCGTGCTTCTGTAATATAGCTAATGGATCAAAGTCACTATCAAACATCGCGGTTCCTTCGCTTAATGTCACTAAAATGTTTGCGACGACTAACAACTTCAACATTGGAGAGGTGCCAACCATCACCAGGAGTTCGTTGTTGCATACACATATTGTCTGACTTTCTTCCACGTGCAAGCCAGTCTTCATCTGTCCACAATGTTTCCCATTGTTCAAGTGTTAGTGTGTGCTCTTCATTGCGATAACTTGCTTGTGCTTTGTGCTTGAGGAAACCATAGTGTTTGTCGTGTGCAATTCTGCAAGGTCCTGTTTGCCAAGTATCTGGGTTTGGATTGCGTCCACGTTTGCCAGGACCGCCTATTGTCTCAGGGGCATATTTAAATTTATATTCCAAGATATTTGTCTCCACGTTTACTATAATCTCTATTACGTCCAAATGGCATTGTGCGCCAGCCGGCATTGTCAGGTGTCCAACCTTTAGTCCAGTCATCTCTACAGAATTGATCCGTGGGGTTCTTTCTTGGACCAAGTTCATTAAGCCAAACCTCAAAGTCTTGCCAGTCAGGATGTATGTAAGTTTCTAGTTCACGTGCTTTGTTGAATGCGTTATACCATACACGCCACTCTGTTAAGTATTCTACTCTTAGTGTCTTCATACAGTTATTTATACAAAAGCATTATTTACTCGTGAAAAAAGACTCCGTAGAGTCTTTTCGTATTAGCTGAATAGTTTAGTACAGTATCCAGTTGCCTTCTTGTATAATTACAGGCATTGGTTCTTCATAACTGCCACAGAAGTCTGGATAAGGTTTGCGTTGACAAGGGTCTTGGCTGTCAAAGTATGAAGCACACCCTGACAGCATAGCAAGTATTATTAAGCCTAAGGCTTTCACGCTGTCTCCTTAGGTGCCTTGCTGGGTTGCACATCCTTCAACAAGAACGTGTCACGTAACCCACCCCACTTGTCTGCAAGTGCTAGTAGTTCTGCTTCTAGTTCTTCATATTTTGCTAGAATAAGTTTTTCAGCATCTTGTTCAAAGCGAGCCTGTGCTGAATTTGTTGCACGTTGCATAGTGTGGTATGCATC